TCGGGCTTTGAAGAGTTTAACGAAGACATGTTCGTGTATATGCAACAAGATGTTCGTCTTGGTGTAAAAGTATACAAGCATTTAATAAAAGAATTACAAGACTATGTTAAGGTTTCTAAGTCTAAGAAGATACTCAGTGCGCTTAGATCCGAAATGGACATGGACATGGTTATGACAGAACAGTGTGAGAACGGTTGGAAGTTTGATCTAGAATCAGCTAAACGACTTCAGAACACTATTAACGACAAAATGAATGTTATTTCCGACTTTGTGAATCCAAAGCTGAAAGGAAAAGCAGTCGTAGTGGACCCTGATACAACAATAAAACATGAAACAAAAACAGGAAAACGCTATGCGAAGGAGAAGAACCCAACTTTCACGAAAGCAGGAAAGCTATCTTCCCACATTATCAATTGGTTTGGCTCTGATATGGGCAGCACTGTTGATGATTCCAAAGTCGTTGGCCCTTACTGTCGGGTTGATTTCTCTATTGGTGATATTGGTAATACTGATACGGTTAAATCTTATTTGGGATCAATTGGATGGAAACCAGACGAATGGAATTGGAAAAAGATCAATGGAAAATTCGTCAAAGTCTCCGCGAAACTCACAGATAGTTCACTGGAACCGTTAGGGGAGGTTGGACAGGCATTAATGGAGTACTATACTCTTAGGTCAAGGAAATCAATTTTAGAAGGGTGGTTCGAATATATCGATGAAAATTCAAGATTACATGGAGACGTTTTTAATATCGGTACTCCAACGTTTCGGCAAACACATAGAGTCATCGCCAACTTACCTTCAGGGAAAGCAACACTTGGCCCCGAATTCAGAAGGCTCTTTGTCTCAAGAGAAGGATACAGACTAGTTTCTGCCGACTCCGCTGCTTGTCAGCTTCGGCTTTTAGCTCATTTCATGAAAGATTCGGCATTTACAGATACTGTCCTTAACGGGGATATTCATCAAATGAACGCCGATATTCTCAACTGTAGCAGGGATCAAGCAAAAAGATTTATATTTGCCTACTTGTATGGAGCAGGTGCGCAAAAGCTTAGTGGTTATATCGGTAAAACAGTTTCTGAAGCAAGATCTGCTATGAAAAAATACAAAAAAGAATTACCTGCCCTTGCTAATTTAATTGATCGAGTTAACTATCTAGTTGAAAAACAAGGGTTTATCCCTGGATTAGATGGCCGCAAAATTTGTTTAGACCCAAGTGATAGACATAAATCCTTGAACTATTTAATACAAGGGGCCGAAGCAGTTGTTATGAAATATACTGTAAATATGATTCATAAAGAATTAGCTAAAGCTAACATTGACAGTGATATTCTTTTATTTTATCATGACGAAGTTACTTATGAAGTAAAAGAAGAACAAGCAGAAAAAGCTAAAGAAATTATTATGAAATGTTTTATTGAAGCCCCTAAATCACTAGGTGTTGATATTATGACTTGTGGCGACTGCATTATAGGAAAGGATTACTATGACGTTCACTAATTTTGTTGATACTTTTATTCGTATCATGGGAAAAAATAAAAAAGAAATAAATAGCGCAATTCGTCCAATGACGGATGACGAAAGACAAGCTAGTATTCAACGACAAAGAGCTAATGGAGGTTAAATGATTAAGCGAATTCCTTTAAATGGGGATGAAATGGATGCGTTTAGTAAATACAGAAAGTTTCTTCGTTGGAAAAGAGGAAACTTAAAAAGAATTAAACGCGCTTATAATAAACGGCTTCGTAAAGTTAGCAAAAAGGAAATTAAATGATTTACCAGATACAATGTACTTTTAATATTGAAGTAGAGGCTGATGACGAAGAGTCTGCTTTTGCCGAAGCTAGTGATGTCTTTCTATTTAATGAAGGTCACAGCGATGCAGTTATTAGAAGCGAGGATGAATATTACATGGAAGTTTTATTCCAATACGAAGTATCGGAGAAGTATCGGAGTGAAGACAATGAGTAATTCTACTACGTCTATGGAAGTTATGATTCAAATTGCCTTTGATAAATTTCATACAAATTTAAAATTTAAAGGAAAAGAATTAGACAGAGACACTTTAAAAGATTTAGATGATCTAGAAATAAATTGCGTTGAAGCTACAAAAGATCAACGTAGTACAGAGGCAGAAGAATGGTACGAGAATGGTTATGAAAGTGGCTATGAAAATGGTCGTGAAGCAGGATATGATGATGGTCATGATGATGGTTACCATGAAGGCCGTAAGGTAGGTTTAGAGGGCTTTGAATGTATACAGTAGAGTTTGAAAAAGATGCGGCTGTAATTACTATATTAGCCGAAGATGATAGCCAAGAAGACGTTGAAATTATTGTTGGAGGTGATGACGACAATGTTTGGATCAGGCAATATCAAGAATATAAAAATGAGTATGATATTCTTTGTATGACTTGGCAGCAATTGCTTGATATAACCGCCGCATTAAATAGCCCTGAAGGAATGTTTAGGGTGGCAAGGAAAAAAGGAAACCAAAATGAGTGAAACAGAACTATATTCAGTAATATGTATTGCAATTTGCTCAGGTACTATTGGCTTTATAGTCGGTATGAAAATAGCATGGGCTGATGCGAAGAAAGTATATGAACCTTATTTGTTTAAAGGAGAATGAGGAATGAATACAGAAGTATACGAGTACATTGCTTTTCAATTTTACGAAGACAAACACCGTCACTGTGATCATCTTGGAAGAGGTCTTGCAGAGGAAGTTGAAGAAGTCTGTCAGGAGCTTTATGACAATAAGGGCCGAGACAGGGAAGCATATCTTGATGAACTTGCTGATGTACTCTGGTATGTCACTGTAATGTCCATGGTAGAAGATGAAAACCTTGAAAGTCTAATGAAACGAAACATCTATAAACTTGAAGATAGGATTCTTAATGGGAAACGAAATTCATAGTATTAAAGTCGTCTCTATTGACGAACACGAAGACGGATCAGCCACCTTAGACCTAGAGCTTGATAAAGAAACTTTTGCTCAAATATTTAACATGGGGTTTCTTGAATTAGTTAGACGAGGTTTAGAAGCTGAAGAAAACGAAGAGTAAATAATACCTGACGTTAAAGAACAATTAAAGGAGCTACTATGTTAGCTATTATTGATGGTGATGTACTTCTATATATCAGTATATGGGGTGCAGAAACTAAAGAAGAAGCAAGAGAAAATTTTGATAGTTTGTTCGAAGCTGTATTAGAAGACCTATTTACAACAGATTACGTCATGGCCCTTGGTGGGCCTGATAACTTTAGATTTAGCATTTATTCTGAATATAAAGCTAACAGAAAAAAGTCGAAGTCTACAAGACCAGAATGGTTCTTGGATTTGAAATCAGAAATTGTAAATGATTACGAAGGTTGTATATCAACGGATAACTGTGAAGCTGACGATATGGTTCGTATCTGGGCCAACGAGTGCAAACAAAACTATGTAATCGTTACCATTGATAAAGATTTAGACTGTATCGAAGGTCTCCACTACAATCCTCGTAAAAAAGAAATCCATACAGTTGGCGCTGGATATGCAGATTATTTTTATTGGAAACAATTGCTTATGGGAGACAGCGTAGATAATATACCTGGGATCCCTAAGATTGGGCCTAAAAAATCTGAAAAAATGCTAGAAGATACAACAGGGGCTATGGAAAGAAAAGAGGTCGTATGTAAAGCTTATAACGATTTTTACGGCGAAGAAGGACACTCTTATCTATTAGCCAACGGCAAGCTACTACATATCTGGCGAAATCTCGGAGACTATTTCAAATTTCCAAAAGAAAAGTATGATATTTATGTTAATAAATAAAGGTCATTGGAACTATAATAAGAAATTTTATCCTGAAGAATGGTTTGGTTTTGTGTATTGTATACAGAATAGAATCGATAATAAATTCTACATAGGTAAGAAACAATTTTTTCATAAAGGAAAAAAGAAGTCAAGAACCTATGGAAAAGAAATGGCATGGCGGTCTTACGAAGGTTCTTCTGCACATGTTAAAAAGGAAATAAAAAAGCATGGTAAAGAAAACTTTAGTTTTGATATAATAGACTTGTATAAAACAAAAGGTGGTCTTTACTATGCAGAGGCTTATTGTCAAATGATTTGCGAGTGTATGACTAGAAAAGATAAGAACAATGAATTAATTTCTTATAATAGGCAAATTGCTGCAATTCGTTTTATACCCTTAGAGGAGCCAAGCCGTAAAACAAAAACATTTGTAAATAAGTTAAACAAGAGTATTAATGGATATGGGTAGAATAATAACTAGAAATCAACCCTGCGAAACTTGTGGAAGCAGCGATGCCAAACAAATCTACGAAGATGGCTCAGCTTTTTGCTTCTCTTGTAAAACAAATTATTTCGCGCCTAAAGAGGATCATATGGAAAACAAAGAGGATAATTCTTGGAGTAATCCCGATTCAGTCAATGAGGTTTATAATGATTTGTCTGTTAAGGGTTTTAAAGAACGTAATATTTATAAACAAGTTTCTGAGCATTATGGCGTTAGGGTTTCTTTTGATATTGATGGTAACATTGATTCTCATTACTACCCTTACCATAGTGACGGAAACTTGGTTGGATATAAAGTACGAAAGTTACCCAAAAACTTTACCTCCATTGGAAAGGTTAGAGGTGGACTTTTTGGACAACACCTATATACAGGGGGTAGACGATTAGTTATAACAGAGGGTGAACTTGATGCCATGGCTGTCCAAGCTGCTTGGTATAAAAAATATAAAACCTTTTATCCAGTAGTATCTTTAAGATCAGCTTCTTCTATTAAAGACCTGATTGATGTTAGAGATTGGATTCGTAACTTTGACGAAGTAATACTTTGGTTTGACAATGACGATGCTGGACGCATTGCATCTAAAGAAGCTGCCCGTATTATTGGTTATGATAAGATAAAAATTGCAAACTCCCCTGAAAAAGACGCTTCAGATCTTTGGATAAAATCTCCTGAAAAAGTATTATCTGCTATCTATGATTCAGTAGAATATACACCTGCAGGTATTTTAACAAAAGAAGAACTGTGGCATCAACTTGAAAAATATAATGAAATGGAGTCCGTACCTTACCCTGAGTTTATGGGGGGTCTAAATGAAAAGCTTAAAGGTATGCGCTTTGGCGAAATAACTCTTTGGACTTCAGGTACTGGTTCAGGTAAATCTACCTTATTAAGAGAGATTGCTATTGATTTATTGGAAAAGACTGAAGATAAAATTGGGATCATCTCGCTGGAAGAGTCTCCTGCAGAAACTGCTAGAAAAATGGCAGGGATGGCTCTTGATAAAAACCCTGCTAAAGAAGAAATACCGCTCGATGATCTTAAGAGCGGTTTTGATAAAGTTTTCGGGAATAATAGGGTTATGGTACTTGATCATCAAGGCTCAATATCTGATGGATCTATTATGGATTTTCTGGAGTACATGTGCCTTAGTGGTTGTAAGTATCTCTTCGTTGATCACATCACAATCCTTGCTTCGGAAGGAGCAGAAGGACTTACAGGAAACGAAGCTATAGATAAGATTATGAATGATTTACTTGGCTTAGTTAAGAAACATGAAGTGTGGATTGGCCTTATAAGTCACTTGCGTAAGACTGATAACAAGGGCAAGTCTTTTGAAGAAGGAAAATTACCATCCATGGATGATATCAAGGGGTCAGGTTCTATTAAACAAATTAGCATGGATATAATAGCCTTTGCTAGAAATGTAGGCTCTGAAGACTCTGAAGAAAGAAATACAATTAAAACAAAAGTACTCAAGTGTCGTTACACTGGATTAACAGGCCCATCTGGAAGTTTGTATTACGACTTCAATACAGGCCGACTGAAAAGGGGTGTAGATGATTTTACTGAAGAGGAGTTCTTAACAGTTTGATGGAAGACAAAATAGACCACTTATTCCTAATTTCAATAATATACCAACTTATCGACTCAGGGGTTAACACCTCTGAGTTAAGCCCTAATGTGCAGGATTGGTTATATGGTTTGACCGATGAGTATGAAAATGCAGAGGGTGAAGAAAAAGAGTTTTTTGAGAGAGTATATTGGTATGCAGATGTATGTTTAAACCAAATAAATGGAAAACAAAATTTAAATTAAGGAAACAAAAATGAAACCATATGAATCATTTATCCATCTTTCACGTTATTCACGTTTTATAGATGACTGGGGTCGTCGCGAAACTTGGAACGAAACTGTAGATAGACTGATTAATTTCTGGAAGGATCGTATTAGTAATAATATTGTACCTGACAAAACCTTTAAAGAATTACACAAGGCTATTCATGATCGTGAAGTAATGCCTTCGATGAGAGCAATGTGGAGTGCAGGTAATGCTTTAGAACAAAACCATTTTCGTGGTTATAACTGTTCTTTTGCGGCTGTAGATCACATTCGAGTATTTGATGAGATACTGTTTATTCTTATGGCAGGGACAGGTGTTGGCTTCTCTGCTGAAGCTCAATATGTAAACAAACTACCTATTGTTAATGATACATTTACGGAGACAGAACGTGTTATCTTTATTGAAGACAGTGCAGAGGGTTGGGCAAAGGGTTTACGTAAACTTATTGCTGAACTATACCTTGGTAACATACATACTTGGGATTATAGCCGTATTAGGCCTGAAGGCGCAAGACTTAAAACTATGGGTGGACGAGCTTCTGGCCCTGAACCCCTAAAAGAGTTATTTGAATTCGTGACTTTAAAATTCAAACTCGCTCAGGGTCGCAAGCTAACATCCCAAGAAGTACATGATATTATATGTAAAATTGCTGAAGTGGTTGTGGTAGGTGGTGTACGCCGATCTGCGTTAATCTCTCTCAGTGATCTTGGAGACCCTGAAATTCGAGACTGTAAGTCTGGTCGTTGGTGGGAGAATACACCACACCGCGCACTAGCTAATAACTCTGCTGTTTATGATCAAAAACCTTCAATGGCTGTGTTTATGGATGAATGGACGGCACTAATGAAATCAGGCTCTGGTGAGCGTGGTATTTACAATCGTGGTGGTGCGCGTGAAATGGCTCCTGAACGCCGTGAAGGTGATCGCATTGTGGGATGTAACCCTTGTGCGGAAATTCAACTTCGTTCAAACCAACTATGTAATTTAACTGAAGTTGTTGCTCGTCAAGGTGATACTGTTGAAGATCTTCTTCGTAAGGTTCGTTTGGCAACTATACTAGGAACTCTTCAAGCTTCTCTTACTGACTTTAAATATGTTCGTAAGATATGGCAAAAGAATTGCGAAGAAGAAGCTTTGTTAGGAGTAAGTTTAACAGGCATCCAGGATTGTGAACATTTGCAAAACCCCGACCCTTCCCTTCTAGAGAGATTAAAGTGGGAAGCACAAGATACTAATGTTGAAATTGCTGAAATGATTGGTATCAGGCCTTCAGCAGCTATTACAACAATCAAACCCTCTGGGACTGTTTCTCAACTTGTTGATTCTGCTTCTGGTATTCATGGTCGTTTTGCGCCTTATTATATCCGCGCTGTACGACAAGCTAATAATGACCCTCTAACAGAGTTTCTTAAAGATCAAGGTGTACCTAGTGAGCCTGATGTTATGAACCCTGCTAAAACTACGGTGTTTTATTTTCCAATTAAGTCACCTGAAGGTGCGGTACTGGCTGACCAACAGGGGGCTATTCGACAATTAGAAAATTGGTTAACGTATCAACAGTATTGGTCAGAACATTCAGTGAGTGTTACTGTTTATGTTAAAGAATACGAGTGGATGGAAGTAGGCG